CAATTAATATATTAGTTAAAGAATTATCAAAACTTAAAGGCAAAGACGATTTTAGGTCACAAAATTTAAGAGTTCGAATAGCTGAAAAGCTGTTAGAATATGGGTATCAAAAGCAACCAGTTGGTCAGGCTTCATTGCAACAGGCAAACGTGCCAATTTTAACTATAGTGCAAAAAACTGAACCAACGCTTAAACCCGTTACAATATTAGAAAATAGCGAAGCTGTTATTAACCAAGCGCAAAATACAGATGACGAAACTAACTGAGAAAGTTTATAAGGTGTACATAACATACTATACCGACGGATCTTATTATATTGGTTTTACCCAAAAAGAGGGAACGGCATTAGCTACTTATTTTGGATCAAATACGATCCGAGATAAATTGGTAAGTCATAAAGTTATTGTTTGGACATCAAAGTCTAAAGCAACTGCTAAACTTTTTGAGCTTCTTTTACAATTATCCCGTTTGGATTCCTCTTGGTGTGTTAATAGTATGCTAAATGTAAGAGTTAGAAAAGAGCACATGAAGGACTTACCTAAGTTTAAGTTAACTTTTGAAAATAATGAATTTAACAAAAAAGAAAACAATGGATAATAATTTAATAGACAAATTAAAAGAACAATTAAAAATTGATGAAGGTATTAAATACGAAGTTTATGAAGATCATTTAGGTTATGCCACATTTGGTATTGGCCATTTAATTACAACAGCTGATGAAGAATATGGTTGGCCTGTTGGAACTAAAGTAAGTGAAGATAGGGTAAATGAAGTATTTAAAACTGATGTTCAAAAATTTATTAGTGAAACACAAAAAGTATTTCCAGACTTAATTAATAAGCCTGATATAATACAAGTGGTGTTAGTTAATATGTGTTTTAATTTAGGTGCTCCAAGGCTAAGCAAATTTAGAAAATTTATTGCTGCCATTAATGATGAGCAATGGATTGAAGCATCTGTTGAAATGATGGATAGCAGATGGGCTAATCAAGTTGGTCCAAGAGCTGAAAGACTAAAGGAAATAGTTTTAAGTCAAGCCAACTGAGAACATAATAACAAATCTTTGGATATATATTCTAAATATAGTAAATAATAAATATGAATCATAAAATAGAACTTTTCGACTTTCAACAGGAAGTTTTAATAGATCCTGCTAGGTTTAAAGTAATGGCATCTGGAAGAAGAGTTGGTAAATCATATTTAGCAGCCGTTGCTGCATATAACCACTGTTTAGAACAACCTAATAGAAGAGCTTTAATTATTGGACCTACTGTTTCAATGATTAGAGAATCTATATGGACAACATTAAAAAGTCTTGTGCATCCTGATCATATAAATGGGTATCCAAGAGAAATAGATTTAGAAATAAGATTTATTAATGGTTCCAAGATTACCTTAAAAGGGTTTGATAGACCAGACAGTTTAAGAGGTATATCACCATCACCTACATTTATTGTGCTTGATGAGTTTGCATATATTAAACAAACTGCATTTACAGAAGTTATATTACCTATGACATCTGATCCACAACGAAGAGCAAGTGTATTTGTAATAAGTACACCAAAAGGAATAACCAATGACTTTTATAAGTTATGGGTTAAAGGTCAAGAAGATAAAACAGGCTTATGGAAGTCTTGGCAGTTTACTGCTGAAGATGTTAGGCCTGATATGAAAGAAGAAATTGAACTTGCTCGGGTTACAATGGATGAAAAAAGTTTTAATCAAGAATATTGCGCCACCTTTAATAACACTGGTGATGCTGTATTTTATAATTTTAATCGTAATATACATGTTACTGATAACCTGTTGCCAATAGAGCCAGGTGAGCCAATACATATTAGCATTGACTTTAACGTCAAAATAATGGCTTCAACAGTATGGTGCCACCGTGGTAACCAATTACATGCAATGGACGAATTTTATGGTAATGCTGATACTTACCAATTAATTAGATCTATAAAAGGTCGATATAAAAATAGAGATATAATATGTTATCCTGATGCTTCAGGTAGGGCTATGAAAACCAGTGCTTCAACAGGTACAACAGATTTTAGTATATTAAGAGATGCTGGATTTAAAGTCTTAGCTAGGTCAAAGCAACCACCATTAGTGGACAGTGTTAATGCTGTTAATGCTTTGTTAAAAGATGCTAAAGGTAATACAAGATTATATTTTAATAAACAAAAGACTCCAAGGACAATTGCTTCAATTGAGACAACAACTTGGAAAGAAGGTTTTACCAGTGGTATGGACAATGCTATAATTGACAAATCAAAAGGTGTTGAACATTATTCTGATGGTATTAGATATATATGTGAGTTCTTATATCCAATAGGTAAACATAAACCACAAATTATCCGTGATAGGTCGTGGTCATTTTAAGCCGTGCTTAAATAATCAATATAATATAATAAAGTTAATCAATGGTAGCTGTAATCAAACGGCACTTAACCATTGGTGTTTAAGGCTTATTTAAATTTTTGTGGTCCGAAAGCAATAGATTCGGTCCGAGCTTTTTCAATTATGCAGCCTAGAGCCCAGTAAATTCTATATTTACCAAGGTAGGCGTGGCTGTACGATTGTAGCGCTTTCAATCATTATAGAACTGACTGACCGCTTATGGGGCTCGGGGCGTGCTAGGCGTGAGGGGGACTAGATCCCTCTTTTGGCGTCGGGCTATGTGGCCAATCGCACTTTGACGAACACCAATTTCTTTTGATCTTGGATCGGCCAAATCAAAAATTATTTTAATTAACCGAGCCAAACGTTTTGGTTCATTCTAAAGTTTAGGAAAACACAAATGGCAATTACATATAAAAACAGTTCGATAGTTAAATCCTCATCGACTGCCAAAGGCCCAGGATATCCAAATGATGAATACCTGAGTCAAATAAACGAATGGAAACGAAACAGAGCTTTGATCCAAGGTCCATCTTATACTAAGGATTATGATTCTGTGCCTTCAAGTGATAACTTGTTGCTTCCGTTTAACCCAACAATGACACAAGAACAATATGATTTTTATAAAGCAGAAGCTGAAGTACCGGGCGTATCTTCAGAATTTGTTAAAATGATTATTGGTGGTTTATTAAGAAAACAACCATTATTAGAAATTGACGGGGCTCCAGAAGGAGCTAAGCAATGGATATTAGATGATGTAGGTTCTGACAAAAGTAACTTAATATCATTTTTATCTACTGCTTTATGGGAAGAATTACAAACATCAAGAGCTTTTATACAAATTGATTATCCAACAATTGATTTAGAAAGTTTATCACCAGAAGATAGAAAACAAGTTAAGCCTTATCCGTTATTGCATCATGCTGAAAATATTGTTAACTGGTCAACAGCTACTGATATGAAAGGCCAAGTCAAACTAGATAGTTTAATTACTAGATATTTTGTACTTGAATATGATCCAAATAGTCCTTATCATCCAAAATATGTTGACACTGTACAAGTGCACAAATTAAATGAGCAGGGTTTATATGTAATTGATACATTTATTAGAAATACATCTGATACACCAACATTTATTGATGGTGGAGTTGATTATACATTTGATCAATTAACAGATGATTGGATTTTACAAGGTACAAACGAAAATTTATTTATTAATGGCGAAAGAATGGACTTTATACCGTTTTTTCCTTTAAATGGTTCAATTGAAACAGTTGATCCATTAATGACTGCCATTGTTAACAGAGAAATAGCTTTATATAATAAAATTTCAAGAAGAAACCATTTATTATATTTAAGTGCAACTTATACTCCGGTTGTTAAATCTGATTCATTAACAGAATCTGAAAAGTCTGATCTTGTTAAGCAAGGTTTAGGTACTTGGTTATTTGTTAATAAAGATGATACCGTTGAAACATTACAAACACCAACTAATGCTCTTTCTGATATGGAAGCTGCCATTAAAGGTGGTTATGATGAATTAACAAGAATTGGTGTAAAAATGTTAAGTTTAGAGCCTAACAATTCGGATTCTTCCGGTGTTGCCTTAAGCTTAAGAAATGCTTCACAAAATGCTGCTTTAGCAAGTTTAAATGCTAAAATATCTGAAAGCATGAAAAAAATTATAAAATATCTCATAAATTGGAGATATGATATTAACATAACTGAACAAGATATAAGGTTCAATTTATCATCTGACTTTAATGCTACACCAAGAGGTAGTGATTGGATGAGATTAATTACTGAATGGTATCAAAATGGATTAATTCCAAGATCAACATTCTTAGAAGTTGCTAAAAATAATGATGCAATTCCTACAGATTATGATGATACTAAAGGTAATGATGAAATATCTAATGATGATAAAATAGTTTCTCCTAGAGAACAATATCAACAAGAATTAAATGTTATTCAAGGTAATAGTACTATCGAAGAATAATTGAGGAGGCTACTATGAAATGGTGGCAATTTAATTCAATAATCTTAATTTTAATGTTCCTCTTTGCTGCATGGCAAGGAGGACATTTTAACGGGTTATGAAAAGGAATTTATGGAAAAATGATTAATAATGAAACTGTAGTAACTGCTGGTTTATTTGGTGTAACCGCAGGCATAACTACACAGTCTATGATTGCTATATTAGTTGGTGCAATAGCCGTTGGGGTTGTTCAACCATTTTTTAGAGTATTATGGACTAATAAATTAAACCAAGAAATTAGAAAGAATAAATGTCCTTCTTGTAAAAGGAAGAAAAGAAAAAAATAAATGAAAATATCTGAAAATACAAGCATTGCTATGCCAATGAAAAATATGTTAGCAATAATTGCGGCAGTTGCAATGGGTGTATTTGCATATACAGAAGTTACAGCTAGACTAACAAGTTTAGAAACATCAAGAGAATTATTTCAAGCAGATTTATTAAAAAAGTCTGAACAAAAGCCAACAGATCAAGAACAATTTATGTTAATTGAAAGTTTGTTTGCTGATGTAGAAAAATTAATTAAAACACAAGAACAAAATATGACCAATAAGGTCAATATTGAATTTTTAAAAACACAATTAGAAAAAGCCTTGGATGATATTGAAAAATTAAAAGAAAAGGTTAGAAAAAACGGAACACATTAAAATGATTGAAACTGTCATAGCGCTTTTGATGATAGTAAATAATGAAATAAAAGAGCATAGAATCCAATTATCTATGTCTGAATGTCTTAAAGGAAAAAGAATTGCTTCAAGAATAATAGATGATAATGTTGAATATCAATGTATAAAATCAAAAGCTGAAACCGAGTCAAACATTGATGGTTCAAAATCAATAAGGAAACTAATATTAGAATAATGAAATACATATTGTACATAAGTTTAATAATGTACTTAATATCAATAACAATATTAACTGCAAAAGCAGTAGTATTAATTTAAATAGGCAAAGGTATATAAATAATGATAATAGAAGATAGAGATAATTTACTGACAGATTTCGGTAAAACTACATTAAAGGACAGGTATTTACTACCAGAAGAAAATAGTCCCCAAGAAGCATTTTTAAGAGCGGCGAAAGCTTTTTCTGATAATGACGAAATGGCACAAAGAATTTATGATTATTCATCTAAATTATGGTTTATGTATTCAACGCCGATATTAAGTAATGGTGGCACAGAGCGAGGTATGCCAATTTCATGTTTTTTAAATTATGTTGCAGATAGTAGAGAAGGATTAACTGGTCATTATACTGAAAATGCTTGGTTAACATCTATTGGTGGTGGCATTGGTGGATATTGGGGTCATATTAGATCTGATGGAACTAAAACATCAGGTGGATCTCAATCATCAGGTTCTGTTCCTTTTTTAAAAGTTGTAGATTCAGAAATTATGGCATTTAGTCAAGGTAAAACTAGAAGAGGTAGTTATGCCGCATATATGGATATATCACATCCAGAAATATTAGAATTTTTAGATATAAGAAAACCATCAGGTGGTGATATACATAGAAAATGTCTTAATTTACATCACGGTATTAATATTAGTAATGATTTTATGGAACTTATTGATAAATGTATTCAAGAGCCTACCTATGATGATACTTGGAACTTAATTGATCCTCATACAAAACAAATTGTAAAAAAGGTCTCAGCTAGAGACTTGTGGCAAAAA